GAGTATCGCTCATTTAGTTTCCTTAATTATATCGGGAAGCGCCCGACTCGCACTACAAAATCTTTAACTTTTTCTCCTGAATCTTCTTATCCGCAGCCATGCTCTCAAGATGATTTTCCACCAACTCAAAGCACCTCAACCGCATATAAGCCTCTTCACGCTGCTCTATCTGACCATAATCAGACATTGCAAACTTGTTAATCTCCATGTCGCGCAATTCCTTCATCATTTCAATAAAGTAATCGTCCTTCAGTAGGTTGATCGCCCATTGAGATTTATTCATTACCTAGTAGCCCCATAGGAACACGCAATTCAGTAGGAGTTGCAAACGGGTCTAATCCCATAGAGCGACGATAATTAGCCCACATCTCAGCCTTGTTATAAATATCATCCGTTGGATTATTGCCTTGCAGCAAATACTGTATTTCTTGCTGTGAAAGCGTAGGAACTAATAACGGATAACTTAAACCTTGTTCATCAGTAGCAGATATTTCAGTAGAAACACCCTCGGAACTAGGCAAAAGACCAAAATAACCTTTGCCCTTCATCGATAGAGGCTCACTAGGGCTTTCAGCATATCTAGCCCCATAAGACTGCAATCCGTTAATGAAATCAAGTAATCCCATTATTGAATCATCGTTCCTGTCTTAGTCAGATTGCCCAACTCCTTCAGAGCCTTCAGAGTCAACTCAACCTGATTGTTCTTTGCGCTCTCATCTGCCAAATCCATAGCCAACATAGCCTGAAGTTGTTTAACAGCAAGTTCAGCCTCTTTAATCCGTAGTTCAGCCGCATCTCGCTGGTTCTTCATCTGCATCTCTATGCCCTTGCGAGTGTATTCCGCTTCGAGCGTCTGCCTCTCAAGATCAAGTTTTGCCGCATCAATTTGTGCCTTAGCCTGAGTCTTTTCACGTTCAACCTGAGCCAACATCTGCGCGACTTCGGCTTGTGCATCGGGAGCCGGTGGCTGAGGCTGAGATAGTGCAGCGTCAACTTCTGGCGTGATCTCATTCATGAACTCCGTAGAATCCTTAAATCCTGCCGCCTCAATGAACTTAGCCAATGTGTTCCGGTATTGACCAACGGAAACCAAAGGATTCGCAGGGCCATACTGCTGAATAATCTGCTCTTGCTTAGATAGAATCATCTGCAACATAGCCAGTTTCTGCTCTCTATCCCCTGAGCCAAGACCAACATTTACAGACACATCGTATTCATTAGCCCATGTACGCGGATCAAACTCTGCATACTTGCCACGCATACGGACAATCTTGGGCTTGTTCTGATACTTAGTCATCAGATGCAAGATGCCCTTAAACAAGCTCTTTACACCTGTCTCAGCGAACACCCTAGCGATCAACTCCAACTTGCCAGAGTTAGACTTCATCATCGCAGCCACCGCAGTAGCCGAGACATTGTTCAGAACATCAGGATCAAGACCTTGTTGCGAGTCTGAAACACCAGTGCGCTTAGCCTGTACCTGATCCATGTACTCCAGCATAGGGAATGCCTGAGCCGTTACAGCAGGAACCTCGATAGGCTGGATAGCATTAGCCGACTTCATCCGAATAACACCGCCCGGAGTAGCGTTCAGCAAGTCATCGAGATTCACCTGACCATCTACAGCACCAACCCTAGCGTTATTCGTGAGATACAGGTTATCCAGCATCTGACGGGTTACCGTAGACTTTATAAGCTGAATATCCATTGCACGATCAGCCAATGACTGACCAAAGAACTTGTGAGGGATAGGAATCGGGCAAATAGTGTGGAACGGAACATGGTCACACTCATCATCCTCTAGAATCTCAGAGCCGCAATAGACAATACGCCGTAGCTCAGCAATACCGTCCTCATCCTCGTCAATCTTGATATAGCACTCATAGACCTCAACCGTTTGCATTGAGAAGTCCAACGAGTTGTTCTGGTCAGGCTGCTCACCCTCTGGGAACCGAGCCACCCTCTCATCAGAGAACTCAAGATCGTTATAAGTCGGTAATGTATCAATAATCTCTTTGTCATAGCCCATAGCTATCAACTCAGAACGAGTCATTAGCTTACGATGAGCTACGAAATTAGCATCACTGACAGTCCGAGCACTCTTAGAGATCAGGAACTCTTCAGGAGGCACGTTATCAATCTTTACGCAGCCGTATTCCTTCTTACGCTTGACATAGATTTCATACTTGGGAATCTGGATAGGATTGCCCATCATGTCAAACCCACCGTCCTCGAACTCTACTTCCTGCTTGATGACTTCCATTGAGCCATCAGCTAAAAGCATCGCCAGTTCATCTTCAGTGAGATTACTGTATTCTTCTTTGATAACAGATTCTTGCTCGTCCCAATAAGCCTTAACAACACCTACCTTCTGAAGCAGAGCATCCTTGAACCAGTTATGCAGGATCAATAGACCGTCGTTCTCACGATAGAACACCCAGTTACAGTAGTCTGTAGCCTGTTTAGCTGTTTCCTCATCGCCCGGACTCTTAGGCTCAAAGTAAACAATATCTTCAGTGGTGGTAAATACGCGGATTAACTGAGGAAGTGCACCATCAATAGCCTCTGCGACCTCTCCGGTGACTATTTGACTGCGACCCTCTTGCTCATTGCCATAAGGATCACGCAAGTAATACTGCAATGCTTTACTACGGGCTTCTGTTGTCTCTGTGTCGAGATACCCGATAGCGTTGTCTATCTCATTCTCAAGAATACTCTTGACTGTGCCTGAATCGAGCATAACTGCCCCTTTGGATAATTTTGCTCATTATACAACCCAACTTACGTTTTTTGGCAATGGTGTTGACCATGAATCTACGCCTTCGTCAAGTGTTATCGCTAGGTAACGGAACGCATCAGCCGCATGTGAAGTCCAATCATGCAACGGTTTATCGTAGTAAACATTCTGACGCTCGTTGAACTCCCGGCGATAGTTCCTCAAGGCATCCAATCCTTGCTTAGTCTTATGGTCAAACCAGCACCGAGGAATCAGCCTTCTAGCCGCTTGTATGCCGTCTGCAATCGACAATCTAGGCGCTACCCTAATATCTAGTCCAGCTTCCTGTAAAACCTCTTTACGGCTCTTTCCTGTGCCTAGCTCCCTGACTTCAACGTCGTGCGGGAGGAACTGTTCAAACCCTTCGTACTTGTTCTCGCGCAACCATCGTACATAGTAGTCCAGACCGACTCCGTGGGCTTCGTGATAGTCAATAAGCCGCACTTCCTTGCCAGCCAACTGAGCCACCCAAAGACTTGTCGAATCACTAATACCCAAATCCCAAGCGACAAAAGACCTGCAAAGATCATCCCGGTCAATAGTGGTGATGCGACTCTTCGCCTCAAGATCATTGATAAGCGACCCATAGTAAGCCCCTTCCACCGCTGCATTAAACGAGCACTCGAACTCCTGAGCGTACTTGTCCTCGCCCATCTCTCTACGGGCTGCATTCAGTTCTTTCTCTGGGATAATTCCTGTCTGACTGGCTCTGAACTCTAGTAGCTTCCAGCCTTCTTCCTTAGCAGCCCTGTCTCTTAACTCAGAGAAATGGTTACGACCTTTAGGAGTACCAATGAACAAAGCCCAGCCAAGACGATCTGCCAAAGCCGGACGGATGATCTCGTTCCAAATCTTAGGGTTCTGATCCCCAACCTCGTCAATAACGACTCCATCGAAATACTGACCACGCAAGCTATCAGGATTGTCAGAGCCGTAAAGACTAATCCTACGCCCCCAAAAATCAGCGCGTAGCTCAGCAATGTTGTAGATAGCATTTAGTGGTCTGGTGAACTCTTGGAGATAGTCCCAAGCTACCCTCTTAGCCTGAGCGTACGTTGGAGCAATATAGGCATAGCGTGGGTTTTGGTTTGTATTTGTTACCGCTGCCTTGATTAGATGATTGATCGCCGAGACTGTTTTGCCAAATCTCCGATGAGCGACAACGACTGTAAATCTGCTTGCATCGATAGCAGTGTGGATTTCCTTCTGTAGCTCTCTGGGAGCGTATGGAATTACTATCTCTGCCAATTTTTACCTTCCCATATTTGGTAAATTGCAGACTTGCTGACATTAAACTTTTTCGCAAGAGTAGTACCAGTACCTTTCTTCCCGCCTTTTGCCTCTCGTATTTCCTTAACTTTCTCTGGGTTAAGTTTTGCCCAAGTAGCGTTAGTTCCACGGTTATCTGGCTGATAATGTCTGCCCATTCTTACTGTGTCTTGGGCATTCTCTTTTTGCGTTCCAGCCTCAAGATGATAAGGATTTACACAGTTAGCGTTACCACATTTATGCAATATAACTTTGCCTTCTGGGATTTCGCCACGGTAAAGCCTATATGCAGTTCTGTGAGCCCTCTCATTACCAAGCCCTCTGCTTCCTAGCCCAATAATCCCATATCCGCGCTCATGAGTTGCGCCAGTCCATACCCAACACCCCATAAAAGGAATGCGATCAACCTTTGCTTCAAATCTTTCAGCTAGAGACTTCATTTCTGCCATGTGACCACATGCTGCTGAGGCTCTCCGTCCTTACCTGTTACCTCTGTCCTAGCCAGCTTAGGTATATGGTACTCAGATAACTTATTCATCAGGTCTAGTGCCTTATAAGGGTCATCAGCCGCTACCTGCTTTAGCCATAAGTCCATGTTAGGAGCATTGCGCTCCAGTAGATTAGCTATAGCCTCTCTTACTATTTGCGTTGACTTATTAGGCACTCCTTTAGGTCTGCCGGGGCCAGCAGTACCATCACCTACTTTCCAGTTTTTAGGAGTTTCTTTTACTTTATCTGTTTCCATTTTTGCATTACCTCTTAGGTGTCATGCTTTTCTTTTCTTGCTTCTTTTGCATCTCTACGTTAGTTCCTGCTAATAGTCCTAGTGGTACTCCTGCTGCT